AGGAGATAACTCCTATGATGGTGAAAAACTCGCGCTACTCGTACATGATGAGGCGGGTAAATGGGAAAAACCTGAAAATATTCTTAATAACTGGAGAGTAACTAAAACAACATTAAGATTAGGTAGTAGAATTATAGGTAAGTGTATGATGGGATCAACCAGCAATGCTCTTGACAAAGGTGGTAGAAACTATAAGAAAATATATTATGACTCAGATGTTACCAGAAGAAACCGCAATGGACAGACTAGCTCAGGATTATATTCTTTGTTCATACCTATGGAATGGAACTACGAAGGATACATTGATTCTTATGGATACCCTGTCTTTGAAACTCCAAAATCCGAAACTAAAGGCATCGATGGTCAAAAGATTGAAATCGGTGTCATTGAACACTGGGAGAATGAAGTAGAGGGTCTTAAGAATGATCCAGACGCATTAAATGAATTATATAGACAGTTTCCACGTACTGAAAAACATGCGTTCAGAGATGAAACTAAACAATCTCTATTTAATTTAACAAAAATCTATGAACAAATAGATTACAATGAAGATTTAAAACACTCAGGAGTATTAACTCAGGGTAATTTTCAATGGGAAGATGGGATTAAAGATACAAGCGTACAATTTTTACCTAGTAAACAAGGTAGATTTTTAGTATCATGGGTGCCAGATAGGCACCAACAAAATAGATATATTATAAAACATGGTAAAAAATATCCTGCAAATGAACATATGGGTGCTTTTGGTTGTGATAGTTATGATATATCAGGAACAGTAGACGGGAGAGGTTCTAAAGGTGCTCTTCATGGTTTAACTAAATTTACTATGGATGGCCCAGCTAATTTATTCTTTTTAGAATATGTTGCTAGACCTCAAACTGCAGATGTATTTTTTGAAGACGTTTTAATGGCATTACATTTTTATGGTATGCCTATATTAGCAGAAAATAATAAACCTAGATTACTTTATTATTTAAAACGTAGAGGTTATAGACAATACTCTATGAATCGTCCAGATAAAACTACATATAAATTATCTGTTGCAGAAAAAGAAATAGGTGGTATACCTAACTCTAGCGAAGATGTAAAACAAGCACACGCTGCCGCTATTGAATCATATATTGAAAATTTTGTAGGTTACAATAATGAACAGTATGGATCAATGTATTTTCAAAAAACACTTGAAGACTGGGCTGCTTTTGATATAAACAATAGAACTAAATTTGATGCTTCAATAAGCTCAGGTCTAGCTATTATGGCTTGCAACAAAAATAAATATAGACCGGTACCTGAAATTACAAAAGAAAAAGTTAGTTTAAATTTTTCAAAATACAATAACAAAGGCACTAAATCAAAAATAATAATAAATGATTAATACAAGTACTAATAGTTCATTTCCAAGTCAGGTGGTACCTGTGGCGGAAAAGCTTAGTTGGGAATATGGCTTGAAAGTTGGACAAGCTATTGAATATGAATGGTTTAGAGGCGGTAGAATTAACAGTGGTAAATGGCACACTGGTTATCAAAACTTTAATAGATTAAGATTATATGCTCGTGGCGAGCAATCTGTACAAAAATACAAAGATGAGTTATCAATTAATGGTGACTTAAGTTATTTAAATTTAGACTGGAAACCAGTACCTATTATACCTAAATTTGTAGATATAGTAGTTAATGGTATATCAGCTAAAGATTATGATATAAAAGCATTTGCTCAAGATCCGTTTTCAACAAAACAGAGAACTAACTATGCAAACTCTATCATGAGAGATATGATGAGTAAACCATTGTTAGATAGCATAAAACAAAATTTAGGAGTTGATATATACAGCTCACTTGATCCAGCCAACTTACCTCAAAACAAAGAAGAGTTAGAAGTTCACATGCAGTTAAATTACAAACAATCAGTAGAGATAGCTGAAGAAGAAGTAATTAATAATGTATTAGACTTTAATAAATATGAATTAACTAAGAAAAGATTAGTTGAAGATATAGTTACTATAGGAGTTGGTGCAGTAAAAACTAGTTTTAATAAATCAGAAGGTGTAGTTATAGATTATGTAAATCCTGCTAATATGGTTTGGTCATATACTAATGATCCAAATTTTCAAGATATATATTATGTAGGTGAAATAAAATCAATAACTCTTGCTGAGTTAAAAAAAGAATTTCCTAATTTAACTAATGAAGATTTAAAAATGATTCAAAAATATCCTGGTAGAGAGGGGTATCAAAGAGGACCTTATAATAATGATTTAGTACAAGTCATGTATTTTGAATACAAAACTTATATAGATCAAGTATTTAAATTAAAACATACAGATCAAGGATTAGAAAAAGCATTAGAAAAACCTGACTTTTTTAACCCACCACCAAGTGATAATTTTGATAGAGTATCAAGATCAATAGAAGTATTATTTAGTGGTGCTAAAGTTTTAGGTGTAGAACAAATGTTACGTTGGGAAATGGCAACAAATATGACAAGACCTAAAAGTGATTTAACTAAGGTTAATATGAATTATAACATTGTTGCTCCTCATATGTATCAAGGTAGAATTGATTCACTAGTAAATCGTATTACGGGATTTGCTGACATGATTCAATTAACATCGTTAAAATTACAACAAGTAATTGCTAGAATGGTACCAGACGGTGTATTTGTAGATGTAGATGGTTTAGCAGAAGTTGATTTAGGTAATGGTACAAACTATAATCCACAGGAAGCACTTAATATGTATTTCCAAACTGGTAGTATAGTTGGTAGAAGCTTAACACAAGATGGTGATCCTAATAGAGGTAAAGTACCTATACAAGAATTACAAACATCTAGTGCTAATGGTAAAATACAATCTTTAATTAATACTTATCAGTATTATTTACAAATGATTAGAGATGTAACCGGGCTTAATGAAGCAAGAGATGGTAGTATGCCAGATAAAGATGCGTTAGTTGGTTTACAAAAAATGGCAGCTAATGCTTCAAACACTGCAACTAAACATATATTAAATGCTTCTTTATACTTAACATTAAGAACTTGTGAAAATATATCGCTTAGAGTTTCAGACATGCTAGATTTTGAGTTAACTAGCGATTCATTAAAAGCTAGTATAGGTAAATTTAATGTTGCTACATTAAAAGAAATAGATAATTTACATTTATATGACTTTGGTGTATTTTTAGATTTAGAACCTGAAGAAGAAGAAAAAGCTATGCTTGAACAAAATATTCAAATGGCTTTACAGCAAAATCAAATATTCCTTGAAGATGCTATTGATATTAGAGAAATTAAAAATTTAACATTAGCTAATCAAGTTTTAAAATATAAAAGAATAAAGAAACAACAAGCTGATCAAGAGGCTCAAATGGCCAACATACAAGCTCAAACTGAATCTAATACTCAGGCAGCTGAAAACGCGGCTATGTCCGATGTTCAAAAAGCACAAGCTTTAAACGAAACAAACGTACAGTTTGAAAAAGCTAAATCTGATTTTGAAATACAAAGGATGCAGACTGAAGCTCAAATACAAGAGCAACAAATGGCTAGACAGTTTGAATATGATATGAAACTTAAGCAAGCTGAATTACAAAATGCCAAAGCAAAAGAAAAAGAAATAGAAGATAGAAAAGACGAAAGAACAAGAATACAGGCTACTCAACAGTCTAAAATGATAAGTCAACGTCAAAATGATACTTTACCAACAGATTTTGAATCTAATCAGTTTGGTGGAATATCACTTGATGAGATTTAACAATTATTATTAATTATTATTATATTATATTATGTCAGAAACAAAAGAAAAAGCTGGAAAGCTTAAGGTTAAAAGACCTAAAAAGCTAGTAACAAATGATGAACCTATAAAAGTAGATTTGTCAAAAAAAGAAGAAAAAATAGAACAACAAGATGCCATTCAAGTCGGAGAAACAAAAGAATTACCTGATGATAAATCATCCGGAGATATACCGAAGGTGGAAATTAAAGGAGGAGAACCCGATCAAGAGTCCACTCCCGTTGTTGAAGCTCAAGAAGAGCAAAAAGAAGAATCACCTATAATAGAAGAAATAATCGAAGAACCTGAAAAGGAAGAAGAGGTTGTTGAAATAGGTGAAAAAATGGAACAACAAGATAAACCCGAGGCGGTTATATCACAAGAAGTTCCAAAAGAAGATATTCCTACGTTACCTGAAAATATTGTTAAAGTTGTAGACTTTATGAATGAAACAGGTGGAACATTAGAAGATTATGTAAGATTAAATCATGATTATTCAAACGTAGACAATGATACTTTATTAAAAGAGTATTATAAGCAAACGAAATCGCATTTAGACTCAGAAGAAATTAACTTTTTAATTGAAGATAATTTTTCATGGGACGAAGATGTAGATGAACCGCGAGCTGTGCGTAAAGCAAAGCTTGCATATAAAGAAGAGGTTGCAAAAGCCAAACAGCATTTAGAAGGTTTAAAAAGTAAGTATTATCAGGAAATCAAGTTGAATCCTGGTGTTACTCAAGAACAGAAAAAAGCTATGGACTTTTTCAATCGCTACAGTGAAGAACAACAAGTAGCAGAAAAGCAACACGAAACATTTAAGTCCAATACTAAAGAATATTTTGGTCCCGAGTTCAAAGGTTTTGATTTTTCGGTAGGAGAAAAAAAGTTTAGATATGGAATAAAAAATGTTAATGAGGTTGCCGATGCCCAGTCTAATATTACCAACACCATTAAGAAGTTCTTAGATAAAGAAGGTAATGTTAAAGATGTTAAAGGTTATCATAAAGCTATTTACGCTGCTGATCATGCTGATACTATTGCTCAACATTTTTATGAGCAAGGTAAAGCAGATGCAATAAAAGATTTAAGTGCTAAATCTAAAAATATAAATACAGAAACTAGATCAACAGATCCAGGTAGTGTGTTTGTAGGAGGTTTAAAAGTTAAATCAATTAGTGGTGCTGATTCTTCAAAACTTAAAATTAAAACAAGAAAATTTAACTAAAACATTTTAAATTATTATGGGATCAATCGCTCCTGTGTTTGGAAGTATCGTACCTTCGCAAGCACAACAAACGTTACAAAGTAACTACTTAGCTTTCAATGGTGGAGCTAATGACTTTGCTCAACAGTATCTTCCTGAGATATATGAGCAAGAAGTCGAAAGATATGGAAACAGAACTTTATCTGGTTTCCTTAGAATGGTTGGCGCTGAAATGCCAATGACATCTGATCAGGTTATCTGGTCTGAACAAAATAGATTACACGTTGCTTATACAGACGTAACTGGCCCAGGTGCTGGTTTAGCTGTATTCAACATTCCTACTAACAACGGAACCCTTGCAACTCCTGCTGCTATTTTTCCTAACGACACTATTGTTGTTATGAACCCTAGCTCTGGTGTAGCTGTAAAAGGTATTGTAAAATCTTGTGTTAAAAACGCAGGTAACCAAACATCTGACTTAACAGCTTATCCATTTGCAGTTAATAACTGGGACGGATTGTTTACAGGTGGTGGTGCCGCTTCAAATCTTAAAGTATTTGTTTACGGTTCATTATTTGCAAAAGGAACTGCTAGTGGTGATAAATCTATCGAACCTCAGTTTACTCAATATTCTAACCAACCGATCATTATCAAAGATAGATATGCTATCAACGGTTCTGATATGGCTCAAATTGGTTGGGTTGAAGTTGCAACTGAAGACGGTACATCAGGATACTTATGGTATTTAAAATCTGAGTCTGAAACAAGATTAAGATTTGATGACTACTTAGAAATGGCAATGATTGAAGCAGAAAAAGCTGCAGGTGCTGCAGGTATTAACTTTGCTGCTTCTGCTGCAAATATACCTGGATTCTCAGCTACAATATTAGCTCATGGATCTGAAGGTTTATTCTCTGCTATCGAAGCAAGAGGTAATGTATTCAGCGGTTTTGCTGGTGCAACTGGTATCTCTGATTTTGATTCAGTGCTTAAAAACCTTGACACTCAAGGTGCTATAGAAGAAAATATGCTTTTCTTAAATAGAGATATGGATTTAGAATTTGATGACATGCTAGGACAAATTTCTGCAGGTGGTCTAGGTGGTGTTGCTTATGGTTTATTTGAAAACTCTGAGGACATGGCTTTAAATCTAGGTTTCTCTGGTTTTAGAAGAGGTTCTTATGACTTCTATAAAACTTCATGGAAATACTTAAACGACGCTTCTACAAGAGGTGCTGTTGCGGTAAATAGTATTGATGGTGTTCTTATTCCTGCTGGAACTTCAACTGTTTATGACCAAATTTTAGGTACAAACATTAGAAGACCTTTCTTACACGTAAGATATAGAGCTTCTCAATCTGACGACAGAAGATATAAAAACTGGATCACTGGTACTGCTGGTGGTGCTTACACTTCTGAAGTTGATGAGATGGTTGTAAACTTCTTGTCAGAAAGATGTTTAGTAGTTCAAGCTGCGAACAACTTCGTATTATTCAAGAACTAAGATTATTCTTATTAAAAGAGTTAGGCGCTTCGGCGCCTAGCCTTTTATTTTTATTAAATTATTATATTATATTATATCATGGCAAAAGAAAAACAAATACCCACTAAGTGGGAAATAAAAGATAGAACTTATTTTTTATTACACGATCAATCTCCATTAACATATAGGTTAGGTTCAAGACACTCTACCAGATACCCTTTATTATGGTTTGATCCAGAAAAAAGCGAACAAAGAGAATTAAGATATGCTAGCAATCAAAATTCACCATTTGTAGATGAACAAAAAGGTGAAGCTGCTATGGGACATATTGTCTTTGAAGATGGTACTTTATTTGTACCTAAAGAACAACAAAACTTACAAAAATTATTATCTTTATATCACCCTAGAAAAGGATCTGTATATCAAGAATATGAACCAATGAAGGTTGCTGAAAGTGAAGTAGATGATTTAAATTTAGAAATAGATGCTTTAATCTATGCTAAACAATTAGACATTGATCACGCTGAAGCAATATTAAGAGTAGAAAAAGGATCTTCAGTTTCTAAAATGAGTTCAAAAGAAATAAAAAGAGATTTACTTTTAATGGCTAAGAAAAATCCTAAAGCGTTTTTAGCAATAGCTAATGATGAAAACGTTGGTTTAAGAAACGTAGGTATTAAAGCTGTTGAACAACATATTGTTAAGTTATCTCAAGATCAAAGAACTTTTACTTGGGGATCTAACGGTAGAAAACTTATGACTGTTCCATTTGATGAAAATCCATATTCAGCATTAGCTGCTTGGTTTAAAACAGATGAAGGAGTAGAAGTTTTTAAAACAATAGAGAAAAAGTTACAATAACATGTAACTATAATTATAGTGAAGGGTCACTATGTGGCCCTAATCACTATCCACATAAAATATTAAAATGGCAATAAACGTAAATAATGTATACCAAACCGTTTTATTAATATTAAACAAAGAGCAACGAGGTTACATGACCCCTTTGGAATTTAATAAGATAGGTGCTCAATCTCAATTAGAAATATTTGAAACATATTTTGATAGTTTAAATCAACAGTTACGTGTGCCACAAGCAAACACTGATTACGCTGATAGAGTCGTAAATCTTGATGAAAAAATCTCTATTTTTAAAGAATATGGTAATGCTACCTATAGTAGTCCTAGCTTTAAACTTCCTTCACAATACTCCGGAACTACTTCGGCAACACAATCTTTTACAGCAGTAAACCCTGGTTTAACTTATACTTTATCAGGAGATGCTTTAACTCTTTCAAATTCAGGAGCTATATCAAATGTTTTTGTTAACAATATTGAACTAGCATCAACTGCATATAGTATTAGTGGAGCAACATTAACATTAAACACACAGCCAACAGCTGGTCAAACTATAGTTGTAAATTTATATCCAAAGCAATTTTATAGATTAGGTCAAGTGTTATATCAAGTAGGTGCGTTAGCAACTGAAGAAATGCAAAGAGTTGATAGAGGTGAATTATATCATTTATTAAGTTCTAATTTAACAAAACCTACTACTACAAACCCCATATATATTTATGAAAATAATTTAATAACTGCATACCCAGATAGTATAACTAGCGGTGTATCAGTTAGTTATATAAGAAAACCTATACCACCTATTTGGGCTTTTCAATCAGGTTCTCAATATACTTTTACATCTACAGAGTCTTATAATTTTGAATTACACCCTAGTGAGCAAGTAGAATTAATATTAAAAATATTACTTTATGCAGGTGTGGTTATTCAAAATCCTGAAATTATACAGGTTGCAGCGTCTCAAATACAACAAGAAAATATAAATCAACAAAGCTAATAAACTATGCCTATACCTAATGGTGGATTAATCACCGAAACTAACAGACAATATTACGCTGGAGCACAGCAGTTTACTATAGGTTCAACTGGAGTTGGTCAAACATTTACTAGTACATTTGATACAAATTTAGTTTTTGGTGCATCAGATCCTGCATCTAATGGTTATAATTTAAATAATTTTAAAGTATACTCAAGTAGTAACGCAGTAACATGGACAGAATTAACACCAGCTGCAACAGCTCAATCAGGAACTTCTAATGCTCAAAAACTTACAAACCAAAAAAATGTAACTATAAATCCAGGTAATAATAATATATTAGCTGGTATGACTATTTTAAAAGCTGATGGATCATTAGTGGGTGTAATACAAACATTAAATAGTAACGCAGATTTTACATGCGTAGATAATTTAGCAACTCAAGTAAACAACTTAGATGTATTAACTTTTCAATTTGCTAGTCCTTGGACTGAAGTAAACAATATTATTACAGTAAACGCTAATTTAACTATTAATCATTACCTTAAAATACAATTAAACGAAGACACTTTATGGGATTCTCATGGTAGTTATGAATATACTAAACTTGAAGATGTTATTAATAATTTTTTAATAGCTTATGTTGGGCCAGGAAAATTAATATCTAGTGTAAAAAGAACCGATGTTATATTTCACGCTAAACGTGGTTTACAAGAGTTTAGTTATGATACATTAAAAAGCGTAAGATCACAAGAATTAACAATACCTGAGAGCTTGTCTCTTGTAATACCTCAAGATTATGTTAATTATGTAAGATTTTCTTATTGTGATAGTATGGGTGTTTTACACACTATATTTCCAGCCAATGAACTAACATTAAGACCGTATGCTACTCCGCTTCAAGATGATTTAGGTGTACCAACACAAGATAGTAATAACTCTAATTTACAGGGTACATCTCAATTAACAGAAAAATGGGATACTAATAATCCTAGAAAAATAAGTGGAGCTTATATAAATGATTATTCTATAGCTGATGTATATTGGACTAGTTATTATGATGGTGCTTTAGGTCAAAGATATGGATTAAACCCTGAAACAAGTCAAAGAAATGGTTGGTTTATTATAGATGATAGAAAAGGTTTATTTGCTTTTTCAAGTAATTTAAAAAATAAACTTATTACTGTAGAATATATATCTGACGGTAATGCTTATAGTAATGATGTAAAAATACCTAAGTTAGCTGAAGAAGCTTTGTATGCTCATATGTTATACTCAATATTATCTACAAGTGTAGGTGTGCAAGAGTATATTGTTCAAAGGTTTAAAAAAGAACGAAGTGCTAAATTAAGAAATGCTAAAATTAGATTATCAAATCTTAAGCTTGATCAAATAGTTCAAGTTATGAGAAATAAATCTAAATGTATTAAATATTAAATATGGCTGAAATTAAAAATAGTTTCTTGAGGTCCAAGATGAATAAAGACTTGGACGATAGACTAATACCTAACGGTGAATATCGTGATGCGCAGAATATATCTGTAGGTAAATCAGAAGCTGATGATATAGGTGCTTTAGAAAACATATTAGGTAATACTTTAGTTCCAGGAACTGATTTAAATAATGCTAATTTAGTAATAATAGGTTATTTTACTGATTCTAATAGTAATACTATATATTTGTTTTTAACAGATAATACTAAT